GCGTAAATATGTTGATTCAAAAACACCAAGTTCTGCTGATCTCGCTGAATTCAAAGCAAAAACTAAAAAGGACATCTTAAAACTAACCAAGTTAGCCAAAGATGCCAAATCTAAGATTGTAGAAATACCAAATGAATTCAAGGCATTGCTTCCATTTATTCGATCTTATCGAACTGCATCTACAAGATTTGCAAATGGAAACGGATCGTTGGCAAACAAAAATGCAAGACTGAGTGATCTTGAGACGTACATGAAATCTTCGGGTTTCAAAAAGCTGTCTGCAAACTACTCTGGGAGGCAGTTGATTGACATCTCCAATACATTTGATGGGAGGAAAGCTGCTGTTGACGCTACCACTGGGCTTGAATTTGAGGGGTTCTCGACTGATAAGGTAATTGAGAGCCTTGGAGAATTTGATGGTGCGACCAATAATCAGGTATTGGGATCTGTTGAGTTGTCAGCAAACCCTGACTTGTTCGCTATCTATCTAGGGAATGACCCTAAACAAATCAAGTTCATGTCTGAATCCGAAAAGTCGGCAGCAAAGCATTATAAGGAACACCCAGATTTCGTTCAACATGAGGCTTACGAATGGGTGATGCTTGGCCCAGAAAACGGGAATCATTTCTTGAATTCTAATCCTCAAAAACTTGTTGACACCTTCAGTGATTTCGCCGATAAGTACGAACAAGCAACTGGAAAACGTCCCCAGAGTGAGAATTCTTCTGTGGGCGCAATGAGAGACGGCTTGGGAGTTGTATTACAAATGCCAGAAATCACCACACCATGAAAAAAATAAGCGATTACATTTTCAAAGAGGATGACGAAGACGAAATTTCAGAGCTTGAATCTATGGGGTATTCTGCCTACATGACTCCTGATGGATCGGCTTACATGATTTACCCAAACTCCCCAGAAGAGGCTGGTTATTTAGCTAGCGCGGCATCGCAAGGAGATCCAGAAGCAATTGATGAAATAACTGGTTACGAAAATCCATTCAAGGTTAGAAACTCGAAAAGTGATATTGGTGACTCAAATATGATTTCACAAGCATCATCAATTAAATGATTCAATCATCATCTGAAAAGCTGGAGGTACAACCAGCAGAATGGTTCCAAGAAGTACTTGAGAGAGCCAAGGCCCACGGTGACCGCAAGAGAGTTGAGTACTGGAACCCACAAGGGGCCGCAAAGGCCCTCTGGGGGCTTGCACAGGGCAAAAGCTACTCTGCTATCGCAAAGGACACTGGGATCGATAGGAAGACCGTCAGGGAGCTTGAATGGAGGCAT